CTATCGCTGCTAATAAAATAAGTCCATGGATCGTTTTTCGATTGGGTATTGTTAACCGAGGTACCAACGACATCTGCGCCGCCTACCTTAATAGTAGTCGTTCCTGTTTGTTCGAATAATAATGTTTTTAATCGTATCATATTAATAAATATTTGGGCTGTTAATTCTTTGAAATATTATCCCGTAATAAAGAGTATATTATATATAACGGGATAATTGATGTGAAAGTAATAGGTATTGTCAGGCTATGTCCTGTACAGCACTAGGCCAGCACCAGGCCAGCACCAGGAAAGTATTGTGTGGGCCGCCACAACCTAATATAGAGCACCTATATAGCAAAAAAAATTGGTGTGCGGAAAAAATCTATATAACCACCACCTCGATCTAGCGGGGCCTAGCCCCCCTTAATGAAACCTCCCCCACCCCCCTATATAGACCCCCCTTAGACCCCCTCGTACAGCCCCTTATACTACCCCCACCCCTACCCCTGTTGTAAGGGGGGCTTAGACCCCCCTCCATTGTATAAGGTTCTATCCTTCTATGCGATACTCATAGTTTACCTTGCGGAGCTCTTTGGTTAGGCGCTCTAGCTTCTTCTTGAATCCCTCGTTGTCATAGAGTTTATATATCCTATTGCGTTGTGAGTCATACCATGTTGCGTCTGCCGGGATGGTATATGATTCAATGGAGTGGTTGGTACCTATCGCATATAGACTATTCTGTCTTTGGATAATGTATTTCTTTTGGGATCCGTCTGCATTCAATACTGTGATTACAACTCGCTTGAAGTCTGCTACCTCAGTTCCGTCTTTGCTTACTGTGAAGCAATTAACTGATTCGTTACATGTTGCTGCTACTAAGTCGATGTTCATTTCTTTTGTCATGGCTCTTATCTTTTTTATATTAATTACTTACCGTATTGATTCATTGCTATGAGTACTAATACTACTAATGCAACAAAGTGTGCTAGCGCTAATACTACCGGCATCATTACTTTAACACTTCTAAGTCTCTACTTGCTACCTCGAGGGTTGCATGGATCTTTCTGAACATTGCAAATGCTTCTCCTACTGTCATTGTGCTGAAGTCAAATCCGAATGCCTCCATTGCTTTCTTAACTGCTTCTAATTTTTCGATTCCGCTTAACTCTCTTTTCATGGCTCTTAAATTTAAAGGTTTATATCTCTTACTTGCTATATATAAAGATAAGCATTTTTCTTGCCGGATCCTAGCATTTAGGTAAAAAAGTTTCAGAAAAGTTTGGGGCTTATTCGGCCCCAATTATTTGCTCTGCTACCATCATTTCTGGATTGTCAAAGCCCATTGCACATATACGAGCCGCTTTGATGAAGCTTCGAAGGTTAACTGCTACTCCTTCATATTTGCTGTGAAGGTCCTTCATAATAGCTAATGCTTGCTCCTTAGACGCCATTGGGATCGATGTTTCCATTTTACTCATCAATTGCTCCATTCTTGTAAATAGCTGTGCCGTTGTCATTGAGATGTCTGCTACAAAGCTACGAGAGCGGATTGCTTCGTCTAATTTGTTTTGGCTGATATTTGAGATGAAGATAATACGACCTGTAAACTCAAAGTGGGATGGGATCGGATCGCCATACTCATCTTTTAATTGCTTAGATGATATATAAGATATCTTGCGAGTGTCATAGCTATCTAATGCTGCCTTCAATATATTCACAGCGTCTTCGTCTTTGAATACACTATCACAGTCATCTAATATAATAACCTTATCGCTATTTTGGTATAAGGTAATAAACAATCCGGCCGGAGTAGCACGACCTTTAAAGTGAACAAAGTCTGAGGATTCTTTAAGGCCTAACTCAATCAAAGTATTCTTAACAATGTGAGTCTTGCCCATACCTGCCATACCAGTTACCACTAAGGATGGTTGAACTCCTCTACCTACCATTCTTGTTAGAGCCGATAAGTTATTGAACATTACCTCAGGGTCTCTATCTTCTAGTACCGTTATGAAGCTAGCTTTTGCTGGTACTAATGCAGCTTGTGCTTCGCCGCTTGCTGCTGCTGGCATTCTTGTTACTCGGCCATTTGCTGGGTTAACTACTAGCACTTCGCGGTTAGCTTCGGCACTTCTTAATTGGATATCTCTAATGGTACCTTTGGCAGCAATCTCTCCGGTTGCTGTGTTCTTCGCCATTAACTTACCTTTAACTCTTACTGGGGCAAATACTGTCATCATAGTCTCTCTTTTTTTGATGGTTTATATCTCTTATTTCCTATATATAAATTTAAGGTTTTTTCTTATAGGATCCAACCTTTTTGGTAACTTTTTTTAAACTTTTTTTAGATGATTATTCAGCATCTTCGATGAATCTTATAAGCACCGAATCAATATGATCCATAATGCGGTATACTTCAATGCTAGCGCCGGTTAATGATATCTTGTTATCATAGTCTAATTCGAACTCCGCGGAGTCTGTGTCAACTAAGTCGCTGCTGTTATAATCTAAGACTTTTTCAATCTCTTCGGCAATCTGGCCTGCTACTGCTGGTGTCAACTTAACTTGTTTCTCGACAATCACTTCTGGCTCCAATTGCTGGATAAGTGCAATTACTTTGTCAATTGATACCACTGGGCTGTGATCCTTAACAACCTCTAACTTCTGAATTAATTCTTCTCTTTTCATGGCTCTTATTTTTTAATTATATATAAATTTAAGCATTTTTCTTTAAAGATCCTAGCATTTAGGAAACTTTTTTTAAACTTTTAGTCCTGCGCATTTGCATCATAAAGTGGAGAGAATTGATTGAATTTATACTCCCCAACATCAAATTTAACTCCTAATTTGTCATACTCAGCTTTAAGGATACACACTACACTTTCTTCTAACCCGGACTCTAAGCATTCCCTAGCTTCGTCTAGTTCCGCATGAGATAACTCCGGGTTCTCATTTCCATACACACTTGCATACTCAAACTCTAACACATCATCATATCCTGAATATGCAATGTTAATTACTACATTTTTTACCGTTCCTAGGTCTAATGTTACTTGGTTGATCATTTTGCTTTCCATGGCTCTTATTTTTTAATTATATATAAATTTAAGCATTTTTCTTTTACGATCCTAATCTTTTAGGAACTTTTATGGCAACAAATCTGCTGCCATTTCTCCCGTACCTTTGCCATTGCAGGTAATTTCATAATTTGGATCCATCCCGGATATTGCAATATGAGCAATAAGATCTCCAATCGTTTTGAACTCGGCTCCGTAATAATCACAATTTAAACTATACATATCTTTTTGGTTTTAAATTAAGGACCTTTCCTTAATTGCTATACTTAAAGATAAGCAAAAAAACCCTGCGTGTCAACCTTTTTTCAAGAAAAGTTTCAGAAAGTTTTAACAGTAGAAAAGGGACCGGATCGATCCCTATCTTATTATTTATACTGCTCTAATAGCTTAATACCCGGCAAAGCTTTCAATGCTAACTCTGCTTGGCGAACTAACTGTCTTGCTCTCTCGCCGGTAACATTTAATTCCTCAGCTATTTGATCCATGCATTGCTCATATTCAAATCCAATACCGTAAAAGCGTGTTATAGCTTCGCGTTGCTTCGGTTTCAATTGTGATAATGCTCTTTCCAAATCAAATTTAAGATCTGTCTTGTCGCGAGCGGATTTGGTGCTTTCGGCTGCTAAGAATCGATCCGCATAGGTTTCTTTGTTATCTCCGTCTCCAACCGGTGCTGAGATGGATTTGGTTGAGTACTCAGCTGTGGCAGTCAAATGTGATGGAACTCTTACTACCCTAGATAAGTCATTCAAAGCCTTTTGGATCTCGGCACGGATATACCATACTGCGAAGGTAATGAACTTCAAGTTCTTTGAGGTATCGAACTTCTCTGCGGCTTCGAATAATCCTACGTTACCAAATCCGATTAAGTCTTCTAACTGCAAGCCCATACCTCGATACTTGTTAGCTACTTGGATTACGAACTTTAAGTTAGCCTCAATCAACTTGTTGCGAGATGCTATATCCGCACGTTTAATTAACTCTTGCTCTTGAGCTAAGGATAAGGATCCTTGCTTCTTGATGTCTTTAAGATACTGTACCGTACTCTCTGCTGACGGTATTACTACTGTGTTGCTAACATTAATTCTCCCTTTTGCCATAACCTTTAAATTTTAATATTTCTTAAATATAAGTATTTTATTTCCCGGATCCTAATCTTTTAGGAAACTTTTTTAAACCTAATATTCATATTCGAAGTGAATGTATCAGCTCCCATTTCCTTTGCCATCCGCTTTGCCTTAAGGCGTAATACGATATATAACAAACCTGCTGTGATTAACTGAATAATGTTTAAACATATTTGATAAACTACTACGAACGGTAAGCCAATTGCTGCAATGATAACTTTACCTACAAATTTAAGTGCTTTCATGATTTCTCTTTTTTTTAGTTTATATCTCTTATTTCTTATACTTAAAGATAAGCATTTTTCTTTCCGGATCCTAATCGATTAGGAGAAAAGTTTCGAAAATGTTTTAGCTTGTTTCAAGCACTCAAATTGGCCAAATTCATTCCTGCCCCATATTTCAGCTTGGCCGGAGTGGCTGCATTTATGAGTAACTGTGAATAGTACTTGTTCTTCATTGCATATGCGGAAGTCGTCATATAACGGGCCATTCATTGGACAATTATTTTTAAAGAACACATATGTGCTATGTACGTCGATCTCTGGATGCTCTTTGAGGAATCTTTTTACTCGAGGGAATAATGCATGTGCTTTGCGCTCTAATAATGAATCTTTGCAGAACCAATCATAAAAGTTAAAACAATTTCCTACGGTACCGTCACTATCCATAATTTGGCCTGACTCGAATGCATTTAATTGGGCTGCTAATGTCGTTCTCATAACTCTCTTTTTTTAGTGGTTTATATCTCTTATTTCTTATACTTAAAGATAAGCATTTTTCTTTTCGGATCCTAGCATTTTGGTAACTTTTTTTAATTAAATACTACGGCATATACAAATTGACGTCCTGCTAAGAATTGCTGAGTACGTATCATTTCCAACTCCTTCATGCTCTTTACTTTGGTGATTCTCTTAAATGGTTTCATGGCTCTATCTTTTAATATTTCTTAAATATAAGCATTTTTCTTTAAAGATCCTAGCATTTAGGAAACTTTTTTGTTATTACGTTGTCCTAATTTGCGAATGCTATACTCAACCGTTACTGTGGTAACTTCGACTTCATTCAAAAAGTCATATTTGTTAAATCGAATAAATCCTTGGCGGGTTGGTCTTTCAATAGTGTTTCCTGACTGTATTATATCAAACGTGGTTTCATCCACTGTAATTACATCTCCAGCCTGATAACGTACTGCCTTTCTGTCATATCCAGCATCTTCGAAGATATCATTATTAACTGTCAATTTAAACTCTTTGTGTTTCATGGCTCTATCTTTTTAATTTCTTAAATATAAGGTTTATTATTGTCGGATCCTAATCTTTTTTAAACAAATTTATAACTTCTAAATTGGTCTTTAATCTCTTCAATCTTTTTCTCAGTTCCTTTTCCGGTATATAGGATTCTATAACTACCCGGGAATGATTTAGCAGATCTCAATACCTCATTAGCATCATATGCTCCTTCTGCACAATATGCATAGTTACTCACGTTATTCGGGTTGGTGTATAATACAAATTTTTTCATGGCTCTTATCTTTTTAATTATATATAAATTTAAGCATTTTTCTTTTAGGATCCTAGCATTTAATAAACTTTTTTTAACTAGTGCTAAGACGGCCCCATTTAGCTCTTAGATCCAATACTACTCGGTTCATGCATGCATACAATGCATCGTATTCTGATTTAGTTAAACTCGGATCCACATCGTCAAGTTGAGCCTCATTGAACTGGGTGAATAGGTCCGTTAATCCACAACCCTTTAATTCGTCGTCTAACAAGCTTAACGGAAAGTCATCATCTAATGCGCTAACATAATTATAAATCATATCATATCGGCCTTGCACTAATTTTACTAATGTTACGTTTTTGATTTTCATGGCTCTTATTTTTTATCTTATACTTAAAGATAAGCATTTTTGGGATCGGATCCTAATCTTTTTGAAACTTTTTTATAGATTTGGTTGGTTATCCAACACCACCACGTGGAGGTATCTATTTGGTGTCATGAGCTTCGTTATTCTCCTTTCGGATATTCTTTCATACAATACTTTGGCCTTATCTCGAGTTGACCATTTTTCGCTTCTTGTACAATTTATTTTAATTCGGTATCCCCTACTGCCCGCTTGGATACGTTTACGAATTTTGTAGTCAGGACAGGATTCGAACCTGTGTCCTCCGGAATTCCTGATTGGTTACAGCAAACCGTGCTCTCCCGCTGAGCTACCTGACTATGTACTCGTCTTTCCGAGTTGTCATCAATTCCATGTCTAAGTTTATTGAGAACCTTGTAATCAGGACAGGACTCGAACCTGCATTTCGACGGTTGCACCGCCGGTGTTGCCAATTACACCACCTGATTATATAAAGCGAGTCCCTATTTTCTAGGGACATAAAACGACATTCTTACTGGCTCCTTAACGGTTGCCTTATACTCAGCATTTCTTTGTCCTTGCACTAATGATTGTGCTACTGTGATAGTGTTACCGCCTACTTTTGCATCTTTGTGGAATTGACTAATAACTCTGTCTTGTGCAAATTTTCCTGAATTTCTTTTTCCGATCATGGTCTCTTGGTTTTAGTGGTTAATTATATCTCTTACTTCCTATACTTAAAGATAAGCATTTTTTGCTTCGGATCCTAGTCTTTTGCTAAAAAAGTTTAAACTAATTTAAACAATCCTTTTTCAACACAAAGGTCAATAGCCTCATTGGATTCTGACTTGCTCCAACCATATGCGCAATAGCATGAATCTTGCAAGAACGGTCTAGTAAACCAATTATTCGTAACCGGTAGCGCAATTGTTTGTAACAGTTGCCCGATGACTATATAGTCGCTCAATGTGGATAGCGCAGCTACTACTTCAACCGTTTTGTTAACATCATGTACTGGCTCGTCATTTATATTATCCATCCATGATAAATAATCTTCAAATGACATTAAAACAGAAATGCATCCGGCACCTTTTAACTCTGCAAACTCTTTTCTGATTTTTGCTAATCTTTGTTTCTCTATTCGTGTCATATCTCTATCTTTTTAATTTATTAAATTTAAGCATTTTTTTCCCCGGATCCTAATCTTTCTGAAACTTTTTTTAAATTATTCCATTATCAGCAAAGCTATAATAATCATCTTCGGTTAGTATAATATGATCCAACACTGTAATATCAAATAATGCTAAACCTTTCTTAATCTTCTCAGTTATATTGCGATCCGCTTCAGAAGGATTCAAATTACCGCTTGGATGGTTATGAGCCAATATAACTGCCTTAGCCAACGAGTCAATGGCATACTTTGCTACTATGATAGGATCTACAACAGTACCGGCAATTCCTCCCTGCGATATCTTTGCATATCCGGTTGTATGATTACTCTGATCCAATAACAATATAAAGAACGACTCGTATATACCCAAATCCTCAAAGTAGAACTGGTTAATATAGTCAGCGGTTGCTTTGGAGCTAGTTATCTTAGTTCTAACAATATCCGTAGGATTCTTCTTTAACTCGTACTTCTTAATAGTTGTCATGGCTCTTATTTTTTATTATTTCTTAAATATAAGCATTTTTCTTTTACAATCCTAATCTTCTACTCAAAAAGATACTTGTATGCATGACTTTCCGGACTGACATCTTATTATTGTATTGGCTGGTAATATATTCATTATATGACGCAATTGCATAAAATTCAAACCGGTTACTGGTAACTCGATGACTTGAGTCGTTCCCACTGACCACATTGGAAACTTCGTTGCCGGAACATGAAACATTGCTGATAATTCCTTAATGTACTCTTTAGTTTTTGTCGGTATCATGGCTCTTATTTTTTATTTATTAATATTACTGCTAGGACCCATATATGCGCTACATGCACATATATGTTTCGGAGTTAGTCCATGAGTCATAAAACTCAGCTTCGGCCTCTACTACATCAAATTCTGATACTCCTTTATAATATATACGTCCTCCAAACACACCAGCTAAATTAACCTTTTGTGCTCTGTGGCTTGTTACTCGGTAAAACCCTCCCATGTGCTTTACGATCGATCCTTTTAAATTTTTCATATCTCTTATTTTTTATTTATAATATAAAGATAAGCATTTTTCACTTCACGTCCTAGCATTTTCCAAGAAAAGTTTCAAAAAAGTTTTCGCATAGAAACAGCAATAAGGCAACACCTAGGAGATAAGAGAGAGAACCTAAGTGCTGCCATTGGGTTGGAGATAAGAGAGAACCAACCCGTTGCCTGAGAGATATGAAAGGTCCAATTAACTCGGCTTGGACTATGCCACCATACTATCGATCCCGACGACTTACACGGCTGCACTTAGGGCTAACACCGATCCACCGGGACCTAATTTCTCGGATCGTCACCTATATTTCAATGTCTGCCACATTCTCCATATCGGGACGGTTATGTACCCAATGGTTGAATGCTCTAAGACTCTTAACGCGTTTTTCCAAAGCCCATTCATCATCCCGGCCTGTCTCTGCATCTTCTTCTATAACTGAAGTGGCTCTATACATATACAGATACAAACTTAAAAATTTTACGAAGGTCTTATCAAACTCACTCTTTAATGTCTTAGTCATATTTGCGTCTTATTCTTATTATTAATATATGAAATTGCAATCTAAAAACCAACCGTTTCTAAAAATCAATCTAAATATAAACCCAGATCCTTCTAAAAATAACCTTCCCGGTTACTCCGTATAGCTAGAGAACCGAACTGTACGACACTAAAAGTGCGATTCTTCTAAAAATCAATCTAAAAATACCACCACAATTCTTCTAAAAATAGACCTAATTCTTCTAAAAATAGATAAGGGAGGGGGTGATCCTTCTAAAAATAAAACC